TACCGCAGCACCAATCCGAACCTGGGCGCGGTTGACGTGGAGGTGTCATGAGCATCGGGATCACCGACAAGCTGGTGGCGAAGAACGGGGCGTTTGAGGATCTGGTCAACGCCTCTGAGGTTGGCGGCGACGGGACCAGCAGCAACGCTCTGCCGGCCGACACGGTGGCGAGCGGGTCAGCGTCGGAACTCGTGCGCGTGGACTCCACGGGTGCGTATCTGGAGGGTGCGGGCGTTGCGGTGTCGGACCTGGCCACGGCCGCGCAGGGGGCGCTTGCCGACAGCGCGCTCCAGTCCAGCGATATCGGCTCCAGCGTCCAAGCCTACGACGCGGAGCTTGCCGCGATTGCTGGGTTGGCGAGCGCGGCGAACAAGGTCCCGTACTTCACGGGCAGCGCGACGGCTGGCCTGCTCGACCTTCTCGATGAAGACGACATGGCATCGGACAGCGCGACGGCTGTACCGACGCAGCAGAGCGTCAAAGCCTACGTTGACGCATCGCCTTCCTACGTCGAAGTGGCGATGGCCGGTACGAACATTACCGCGACCACGTCCATTGGCTACATCGCGCCGTTCACGCAGACGGTCAGCGCCTTCACGGCCAACCGCATCTATGTGTCAGGATTCACGGGCACACTGACCGACCTGCAAGTGTTGGCGCAGAATAACGTGGCCGGTGCTGCGACAGGCGGCGTCAATGTCTCGATCAGGAACATCACAGCGGCAACTGCGCAGACTGTGAATGTGGCGAATGGGGCTAAGGTCGAAAGCTCGTCGTCTATTTCGTTGGCAGTGACGAAGGGGGATCAACTCATCTTTAGCTACCAGGCTGTAGGTGGAAACGACGCGGCGAACAACTGGGCCTTCACGGCCTCCGGCACGGGAGTTTGATGTGATTACGGAAGGTGAAGCGACGGCCATTCTCGGTGCGGCTCGTGCCAATGTGGGACCAGACGCAAGCGACGCGAAGCTGCTTGTGGAGTTCGCGCGGCTGCTCACGGCTGGCGGCTTAGATGCCGCACGGCAGGAAGAAAAGGCTAAACTGCTCGCGCGGGTGGCCGAGATCGAGGCGCAGGAGTCATGATCTACGCAACCGCCAGCATCGACACGGGCACAGCCAGGCGACCGCGATGAAGCTCTCCATCGACTTCACCGACCGCATCCACGGCAAGCCGTGGGCTGAGTGCAGCAGGACCGAGCGTGACGAGGCTCTACTGGCCGCCCGTGTTCTCGGCACAGCGGACGGCCAGAAGCTCATGCAGTGGCTGGGAGCCACTACCATCACCGACATGGCCGATGTCCAGGCCGAGAAAGCGGAGTTCGCCAGGGGGCGGCAGAGCGTGTTCTGGAGCCTCTGTGCGATGGTCAAGACAGCGAAGGGCGTGGAAGAACAGGGTGCGCAGGTAGACGAATGAGCGAAGGTGCAACCGAGGAATCGCAGGCGGCCGAGTCCGTCGAGCCCGCGGCAGGCGGGAGCCTGTTTGACGAGGTGGCGGCCGAAGTCGCCGCGACGGCTGGGGACGGGACTGTTTCCAGCGATCAGCCCAACTACGAGCAGCCCTGGCTCGAGAGTTTCATGGGCGGCAAGTACCGCACGGTGGAAGCCGCAGAGAAGGGGCAGAAGGCGCTGCAGACCGAGTTCCAGGCGCTAAAGGACAAGATGAAGTCCTTCGTCGGCGCCCCGGTTGACCCGGAATCAGGGGAGCCGGTGCCGTACTCGTTCAAGATGCCCGAGGGCATGGAGCCGCTCCCGGCTGATGATCCGCTCATGGTGGCGGTGAACGGCTGGGGGCAGAAGCACGGCCTGTCTGCCGACGCGGCGCAAGAGGCGTTCGATGAGATCATCGCCCCGCTCATGGCCGGGGCTTCGATCGGTGGCCGGGACGAGGAGCTGCGCGCCCTGGTCGATCACTACGGTGGGCAGGATGCAATGCAGGCAAAGGTCCGCGACGTTTACGCATGGGCCGCGAGCCTGCTCCCCGCCGACATGATCGACACCCTGAAGGCCGCGGGAAGCACGAAAGACACAGTGCTGGTTCTCGATGCCTTGCAAACTGCCGTTCGAAACCGGACAATCGGTGACGGTAGCGGCGGCGTTCAGTTGACGGAGGCTTTCGTCAACGAGAAGGCCAGAGAACTCGGCATTGCCCACCCGGAGGTTGTGAAGCTCCGGCGGCAGTGGGCCGAGGGTGAAGCCGCACGAAGGAAAGCCGTCGGCCGGTAAGGTCGGCGCATAGTCTAGCAGGCACCCGCCACAGGCGGCCCTGAGTTTTTCGGAAACGAATCACTCGGCGGTCAAGGCCCGGAAAACCTCCGGCACCCGAGACGCGAGCAACGAAGCTCTTAGCGTTTCAGGTCCAGGAGGTTTTTCCAATGGCTAACGCAATCACCGACGTCCAGCGCGTCGAATATGAAAACATGGTCAAGCACGCCTATCAGTCGCTTGGCTCCAATCTGGACGCGACCGTCCGAGTGAAGAACGTCACCGGCGCGGGCACGTTCAATTTCCGCAACTTCGGCGCCCTGACGATGGTCCCGCGCGGGCAGACCCGCAGCCGTCTCGAGGCACAGGCCACCGTCAACACCCTCGTCGCGTGTACCGCGACGGACTATGTGTTGCCGATCCTGACCGACATCTTCGACCAGTCGAAGACTGACGCACCCGACGAACAGGCCGAATCGGCGCAGGCGATCGCTTTGGCGATGCGCCGGCAGCGCGACCAGAGCGTAATCGACGCCCTGGACGCCGCCACGATGGCCTCCGGTCATACGATCACCTGCGGCTCGGGTCTTACCGTTGCCAAGCTGATCGAGGGCATGGAGGTTTTCGACTCGGACGAGATCCGCAGCAACGACCCGCTGGGCGATGGCGTGATTCACTTCCTCATCACTGAGAAGGAACACACCGACCTGCTCTCTGACGCTCTCACGCAGTCGATCGACACGAGCAACTTCCGCTCGCTGACGACCGGCCGGGTGGGCGAGTTCATGGGCTTCAAGTTCATCCTGATCGGCTCCGGCCGCTCCGAGGGTGGGCTCACGCTCACGGGCTCGACGCGCGCTTGTTACGCCTACGTCAAGTCGGCGGTCGGCCAGTGCGTGAACATCGAGCCCCGCGTCGAAAGCACCTACCTGCACGAGTACACGTCCGACTTCGTGAACGGCATCCTGTCGCTCGGAAGCGTGGCCGTGGACACCGGCGGCATCGTCAAGTTCAACGTGACCGAGTAGCGGTCCCAACCAAGCAAGGAGCACCCAAATGGCAAATGCTTATTCCGACATGGTTGAGGCCTCGACGTCTTACGACAACACGACGCCCAACCGATACATCTGCAAGACCGCCGACGCCCTGGCGACGGTGGTCGCTGCGGACTACTTCCTGCCGAGTCTTTCGGCCGGTCGTCCCCTGAAGGTCAACGACATCATTGATGTGGTGTCCGACACCGGCGGGAACCCGGTCGCGAGCAAGCTGCGCGTCACTTCGGTGACGAGCAACACGGCGATCAGCGTGGAACAGGTCGAGGCCGATTCGGTCTGGATCACCGCCGAGCTGACCGACGTGTCGACGGCTTCCTCGACCTGGCTCGCGTTCCCGTTCGACGGCTACATCCGTGGGTTCAAGACGATCCTGCATGGAGCCATCGCGACGGCTGACGCGGCTGTCGGGCTGGAGATCGGCGGGACTGACGTGACCGGCGGCCAGGTGACGATCGCGAACTCCGGCTCCGCAGCCGGCGACGTTGATTCGACCACCTGCACGGCCGCGAACACGGGCACCGCAGGAACCGCCGTCGAGATCGACACGGACGGAGCCAGCACCAACACGATCAGCGTGACGTGCATGGTCGAGTTCGTGCCGGCCTAACCCTAGCCCCGGTTGCACCACCGGGCTCATGGCCCCCGCCCCCTTCCTTTGCCGGTAGAGGGGGCGGGGGTTCCTGCGAGGCGACATGGCAGCAGACAAGACCGACGTCGATTACTGCAACCGGGCGCTCGCTCTGCTCGGAGAATCCGAGATCAACGAGCTGACGGCCTCCGAGTCTGTCACCTCGGCAATCTGCACGCAGCTCTACGACGGGATCGTGGAACGGCTGCTCTCGACTCACAACTGGTCCTTCGCGACCAGATACATCACACTTTCTCAGGAGACGACGGTCCCGCCTTCGCCCTGGACGCATCAGTTCGCGCTTCCTGCTGACCTGGTGCGGTTCTGGACCACGGACTACCCGGGCGAGGACTGGCTGATCCGCGCCCACCCGAGCGAGGACCGGCAAATCCTGCTCGCCAAAAGGTCGGGGCTGAAGGCGTCCTACATCTACCGGGCGAACGAGGGGACGTTCTCCCCCCAGTTCCAGACGGCTCTCGTCCACCGGCTTGCGGCTGACCTCGCGGTCCCGATCGCTGGTGTGGACCGCGGCGGGCCGCTGGCGCAGTTCTACGAATCCAAGGCGCGCGACTCCTACGGCCTGGCGGCGACGATCGACAGTTCGCAGAGCCCGGCGGCGCAGCTCGGTGACCAGGGCGACCTGTGGACCGCGCGTGGCGGCGGACGGACTGATCCCTGGGACATCTCGACGGGGAGCTAGGTGGCGAAGCGGTATCTCAATTCCTTCGCCAGCGGCGAGCTTGACCCGAAGCTGCTCGGTCGTGCCGAGCTGGACCAGTACGCGAACGGCCTGAAGACCGGGACCAACGTCCTGCTCCTGCCTCAAGGCGGCGCCAAGCGCCGACCTGGGATGAAGTACCTCGCGACGCTGCCCGGGGCCTGTCGGCTGGCCCGCTTCGCCTTCAACACGGAGCAGGAATACCTGCTCGTCTGGTCAAACCTTCTCCTGCAGGTCTACGAGTCGGACGCTCTGATCACGCAGGTTGTGAGCCCATACACCGCCGCGCAGGTGGGTGCGCTCAACTGGGCGCAGTCTGCGGACACGATGGTGGTATTCCACCAGGACGTGGCGACGCGGCGCCTGCTGCGCGGTGCGCTCGGTGCGGACCCGATCACGACGGACGGCAGCACGACGACGGTTGTCGTTGCCCACCCCTCGCACGGCCTGGCCGATGGGACGGAGATCGGCATCAGCGGGATTGACGCGGCGGTCGGCGGCGTGCCGGTTGCCGAGCTGAACACCTCGCACGCAATCGCGACGATCGACGGCTCTCTCGGGTCGAACCCGGTGGCAACGACATCGGGCAGCCGGAACGTGGTGGTCACGATCACCGCCCACCCGTTCGTTGTGAACGAGCGCGTGGAACTGGACATGCTCACTGGCGTGGGCGGCATCCCGGCCAGCGACATTAACAAAGTCGTGACAATCACGGCAAAGACGACGAACACGATCACCTTCGTGGCCGAGAACACCGCAGACGCTAATGCTAGCGGCGGGGGCACGAGCGGAACCTGGTCGGCTCCGGACAAGTACGAGATCACCGTCACGACGGCCAGCACGTCAGCGACGAGCGGCGGCGGGTCGGTAGGGAAGGCGTGGGCTCTTTCTGACCTGACAGACGCGGACTCGGGGGTGAAGTTTGAGAATGTTCCGCAGTTCGATTTCCGCGACGACACCAGCCCGGCGCCGGCGGACGAGGTGCAGCGGATTCAGTTTGGAGGGACGTGGGCGACCGGGGACAAGTTCCGGCTGACGCTCGACAACCGGCGCACCGGGTCCATCGTTTATGATGGAGCCGACGTTGACCAGAACGCCAGGGCAATGCAGGACGCGCTGCGCCAGATCGCGCGGACGGTTCGCATCGGTGACACGCAGTTCCGAACCTTCTTCTATCTGGCTGGAGTGGAGCTGGAGTTAAAGGTCGAACACGAGACGGGCGCGGTCGGCGGCTCGGACTCGTACCTTGTGACATTCGAGGGGAACGACGGCGCAAAGGACTGG